ATCTACCCTCCTTGAGATGTTCCTGCTCCCACTGAAGATCCAGACCTCTTTTCTTCTTGTAAAGGTCTTGTAGATGTTGCATCATCTCCTCCATTCATAACCTCCTCATAGGTTATCCTTTTAATCTTGGGGTCCATCATTTCTCCAAGATAATCCCATTTTATATCTTTTTTTCCTAGCTTGTCAACTATGGCATTTTCGATGTCTAATGGGCCATCCAAAGACGTTATAACAAAATCAGCATAATACTGATATGCATAAATTTGTACTCTGAATTGTTTTGGGTGCATTTTTTCTTTCTATTTTGTAATTGAGGCCGAACTGTGTTCGGCCTCAAAAATTAGTTACTACGCACCTGGTGATGCAAAGATTCCTCTATAGTCAGATACACCAAATTGGTATCTTTCTCTAGCTTTGAATCTAAGGTTACCAGTATCGAAGTCACCTTCCATCGCTGTTTTGATTGGAGTTCTAATGAAATGTTTCATTCCATTTGGAACATCCGTAATAATATAAAACGCATTTGGATCAGTTAAGAAGTTGTTCACTCTGTAACCTTGAGGAACCATTCCCATTGATCTGATAGCGTTAATATCATTATCAGCTGTTTGGACTCTGCCTTCAGATTTCATCAATCTTTCAGCTTGGAATTGTAGCGCAGAAGGAACAATCATTTTTACTCCTTTGGCTGCAATTTTTAAACCTCTTTCATCAGTAAACGCTGCAATGTCAATTAATGACTGCTCTAATGAAGTTTCGTTTAAGTCCGCTGCAGTAGCTAAAGTGTTTGACACTGTGCCAGCAATTGTCGGGTGAGCTGTGTTAAACAGCGTAGTGTTATCACCTGAATTGAAAGTTGTGAAACCGTTTAATAACGGAGCCACTGCTTTCACTTGCTTAGTGTTAGCCATACTTCTAGCTAATGCTTTTGTGTATCTGCTCGACAATCTGTCATACAGGTTATCTTCTACCGCTTCCTCAGTAATCGCAAAAGCAAGAGCCACAGTTTCCATAGTGTATCTTGCAGTGAAAGTTTCTTGAGCGTTATCAAAAGTCACTCCTGAACCTTCTGGTTTTACTTGAGCGTTAGCGAATCCAGATAACATAACTTCCTCTTCGAAAGCTCTGTCTGAAGTTTCTGTCGCGTAGATCTCAGCGTGTTGGTTTTCGTATCTTTTATATTCCAGGCCGAATAGTGCATTCAATCCTGGCTCTAGTTCTTTAACTAGTTGTCCTCTACTTATCGCCATAATTTATCTCCTATTCTCCTATTATACTCCAGCTACTTGTTTTAAGAAGTGCTCATTGATAGTGACAACAAAGTTTACGTGCGAAGCACCTAAGTCGTTATTGTCTGGATCTTTTGAAACACCTATTACTTTCAACTGACCACTAGTAG